CCTATTTTTTTTAGACACATAATATGTTTTCTACTTAATTTTTTACTAATAAATGATAAACTTTTACTTAATACCCATGTTTTAGGGGGTGTAAATTCGGCATTAATTTTTCCATCAAATTCTCCCACAATTATACTCTCCAATTCTATGTTAAATAAGAAAAACCCCTAACAACAAAATTTTGCAAGGGGTTTAAGTGATTGTATATAATTATATAGTTATTTTTTATTTCGCCTTATATAATTTCGTTTACGTTTTTTACGAGGCTTAGGGGCGTTCGCAATTCCGAAACTCCAATCTGCTGAAACCGTATTTTGCTTACGTAGTTTTTTTATCTTTTTAGGTTTTTGACTTCGTTGAAAAACCTCAGTAACAATAATCATAATAATTTATTAGCTTTCTTGCTTTCAGTAATTTTTATTAAATCTTTAACCTTAGAAGAAGTATGCTCAATAACTGAGTTATAACCTCTCTGACTAAGAGTTTCATAATACATAGATTGTTTTTTATATCTATCATTTAATTTTCTCTTTTCAGTAGTCGTCAAAGAGTTTTCGGTAAAGCCTTGAACTTCACCGCCAATATGAACTATATCTCCATCTCCTCGAACCTTTTCTTGCTGTTCTAATCTTTGCCACATAGGTGAACGAGGAGGCCCAGCATAACGTTCAGTCATGAAACACCTTAATAAGTAGTTCCAGTAGATTTACTTTTTCTAGGTCCAAGCTTTCCACTTTTACTTACTATTGCACTACCTTGTGCCGATGTAAAATGCGCTACAGGGTCAGCGTTTTGATTAACTTGAGCGCGATTTGCTTCACGAGCTAGTTCTTCATATTGATAACGTGCTCTTTTACGAGTATCGCTAAAAGTTGTAAGAACATCTTCAACAAAACCTTGGGCAACAGAACCAATTTTCATAATGGTTCCATCACCCCGTATTTCTTTACGCTGAGCAAGCAACTGAGCTTCAGTTAGATGAGGTGGCCCTGCATAGCGATCTTTAGCCATCTTAGCTTAAAGAACCTTTAGCGGTAGTTCCATACCCTGGACGAGAACCACCTAATTTCTTTGCGTTTTCTGGACCCTTAGAAACACCATCAATAGGTTCTATACGCGCTTTACCTCTTACTTTAGGACCTGCCTTAATAAGTCCAGGTGCTGCATATAAAACTTCATTAGAATTAACAGGGTGGGTACCACCGAGTGGTCCTTTAGAAGTCCCTCCTGCAGGGGTTTTATCATAGTCACCCATTAAATCTACGCCAGCTCCTGGAACTGTCAGAATACGACGCGAAGGGGAATCTACTCCTTTTTTTGCCATTACTTTCTCCTTTTAATGAAGGATAATTTTTATCCTTCTTATTATCTATATATTACAGATATTTTGATTGGTTGTCAAAATTTAAATTTTTATCTTACACATAAACGATATTTAACTTCGTTTACATTTTATTTCGGCATTTTACTTCTTCTTTTTAAATTCGTAAGAACCTTTAGGTTTACTGGTTCCTTTAGCTACATCACGACGTCCTTTCATAGACATCTTTTTACCTTTTTCTTTACCATTTTTTGCACCAAGTTGTTCATCTTTTCTATCATTATAACCTTGTTTATAACCAGCCTTATACTCTGGTGAAGTTTTTTTAGCTACCATTTATTTTCTCCTTTTTTTACCATTTTACTTTATCAGACCAATAAGCAGCAGACATCTTGCCTCTTTTAATATTTTTAGCGTGTCTAGCTTTAAAAGATCTTCTTCTTGCTTTCTCTTTATCAGTCTGCGGATTTTTACCCGCACCACTTACGCCTTGTTGTCCAAAACGAATAAGTTTTACATTACTTCCATCTTTAACTAAAACTGCATGAGATTTTTTAGCAGTTGGAGTTTTTTTAGGTTTATTATATCCGGAGAATCTTTCTCCTCGGTATGTTATAGCCATTATCTATGCCTCGCTGTTTTTTTAGCAATATCTTTGGGTTGTTTTACAAATTGCTTACCTTTTTTAGTTCCTTGACGTTTAGATGCGTTAGTAGACTTTTTATCAGAAGAAGAAAGAGATTTCCAAGCCGACTCAGGTAAATATCTACCACGTTTAGCTTTGGGTTTTTTAGCTTCGTCTTTAGAGCTATAACCCCATTTTTCTCTAGTCCATTTTTTTAAACTTGCTTGAGATTTTTTTAATGGCATTACCTATACCCTCCACCAGCTTTTTTATATGCAGTTGCTAATAATTGAGCTTTTCTCGCAGACCATTGTCCTGCTCTACCGCCTTTTGTTCCTGATTTAATTCTCTGAAACAATCGTTTACGCATAGTAGGTTTAGTATAATTTCCAGCTTCATTAACTCGTGATTTAGGTTTTTTTTTAGGCATTATTTACCCACCATTTTTTTTATTTTTATTTTTTCTTTCTTTTTTTAGGTCCAGACTTTTTCTTCTTACCAGCCATATCTAGTGCAATCGCAATTGCTTGTTTAATAGGATACCCTTCTTTTCGTAATTTTCTTATATTACTAGAAACAAATTGTTGCGCTTTGCCTTTTTTAAGAGGCATCTTCAACTTCTTCTTCTTCTTCGGGTTCCGGTTCATCACCAAGAATAAATCCATACTTATTTTCCCGTAAGAAAATTCTGATTTCTGCTATTGGACGACTCCAAGCCATGTGAGATACAACATTACCCCAGCCATAAGCAGATACCATACTAGGAACTCCAATTAGTTCATATGTCCTTCGAGGACTAAATACGTATAAACTACCACCAGAATTTCCAAAAATAATAGGGGAGCTTGAAAGATATAATTCATTACCATCTTGATCTCTACTATAACCAGCTAAAAGTCCCATTGTAGGAAATGGAGGTTTTCCAAGCCCTGCTCCTACTGCATAAACAGTTTGAAAAATCCACGGACCTTCATCTAGTCCTTCTGGGTATAAAGTAGCTACGTAAGACATTTGTCTTTCTCTATCTTTAACTCGTAAGAGAGCTAAATCTCTACTCTTATCATAAGCCACAATATCAGCTATTCGTCCCATCGTACCAATAGCAGTACTAAAATTATTATATTCCCATAAATCAATATTTACAGGACGTCTATTTTCAGTTTCAACGTGTTCATTTTTTTCAGAACTCCAAACTTTTGTTATTTTTACAGAATTTTGAATAACGTGATAATTTGTAAGCACATAACTTTCATATTCTTGCTCTTCATTTAATTCTGAATATATTACAGTACCTGATCCAGAACCTTGTGCTAATCTTACAAGTACTGTAGGATATAACATTTCTATATGTTCTTGTTCAGGGGTAACACCACTTTTTTTAGGATTAGCGTAAGCTGCTAATGAAATTCCTAACGATAAAAATACAGCTATAAATACTGTTGAAAATATTTTCATGATTTTTTCCTTCGTCTACTTTAATATAATTTTAATCATCTGTAGTACAGTCACAACAACCAGAATCTGGAACACAAGGATCACATTCGCATGGGTCACACTCACAATTGGGATTAGAACACATTACTGAATTCTCTGACATAATAATATACCTCTTTTTTATAAAAATTTACACATTAAGTAATGTATAAATTATACTTAATTTTTGTACAATCGGCAATATTTAAATTATTAAATTATAGCTTACCAACCACTGCTTGAATTAATTTAATCCCTAAGGCATCCGAAGACTCTAAAGCTCTTCCAACTACTGCAAAGATATTTTTTGTTTCGGCTGCTATTGCAATTCCAGTTTGAGAACTTGCTACTAAACGTTGACCTTTTAAAACTTTACCAATTACTTTTACAGGAACTTTACCTGCTAAAGCAACATATGGGTGCGTATCATCAGAACCAATATCAGAATTCATTGCATAAGCTGGTCTAATAGAAATTACTCCAAAAACATCAGGAGTACTTTCACGATCTGTTTTTGTAATTTCTTTTTCTCCACCAATCATTACAACATCACCTTCTTCCAAAATCATATCTGACTCAAATCGTTCGGCCAAATCAGCGTATAAAGCAGAAGTTGCTTCTCCAAAGAATTTAGTTGCATACATTCCACGCCACTTATTACTTGCACCTCCAACGTCATAAGTATTAGTAGCAAGAGGATAAAGTCCGCCAGTATTAGCAGTCACTCTATGAGTTCCTCCAGCTGTAATTCCTATAGAGTTAGCACCAGTTCTATATAATCCAGTATTAGTATCACTACCAAAAGAAAAAGAAGGAGCACCTGCACTTCCATTACCAATACCTAATTGTCCACTAACATAAGCGTTACCTTTAACTTCTAAATTAGCTTGAGGAACTGCACCATCTGTATAACCTACTGCTAAACTTCTAGTAACAGAAACATTTCCTGTTACATTTGCAGAATAAGCAAATGAAATTGGATTAACGAATTTAGCAGAAGTAATAGTTCCGTCGGCAGGAACACTTACGTCAGTAATAGCTCCAGCAGCATTAGCTGTTCTTAAATAAAGACGATTATTAGCAGTACCAGCAGAATTGCCAACTACACAGATTAACTCACCCTCTTCAAATGCAGTAAATTTTCCTCCTGATCCTAATGCAGCAGCAGTTGCTAGATCTTTAACTATTCGAGTTCCAATTCCCACTCTTGTAAAATTACGAGTTATATGCCCAGCTTGGCCTCGAAATTGATTACTATCTCTAATATAAAGAGCAGCATTAGCAGAATCTCTATATAACATCCCTTCTACCAGGCCGGTACTTCCTTCATTAACAACATCTCCTGCCGCTGGTAATTGATTACCATAAAAACATTTAAGAACTGCCTCAAAACTGTTATTCCAATTCGTACGTGAAACAACCAACGTTTGAGACGATGCTGGTAATGTAAAACTATATGATGACATTTTTTATTTTCTCCTTTTAAATTCCTACTGCTTCTACAGTAACTTTGCCTACGTTTATAAGTCGATCAGCGGCTGATTCTTGATCCTTTCCAGGATAATTAGTACTATCTACTATCGCCCCATTTGAAGCAAAATATAAATTAACATTAGCATATTGATTCGTAACATTACTCAACACAGC